GTAGGCAACATTATTTCGCCGTAGTACATTATACCTTCAGCTAAGTTTCCACCACCCGGAGCGATACGCCCCATTTGGAAGTTAATGATATTCAAGCGCTCTTCAAGCTTCGGGTTATTAATGATAGCCCAAGCTACTTCGCTACCAACAATGCAAATATTCGGAAGAAATCCGCAACGCTGTACAGTGTTACGCCTCCACGTATCCATGTCGCGCATAGGGTCAGCGTCAGAATTGCCCCAAGATATTGCCGGAATAACCTTATTTACTCCGTCAACATATCCAAAGTCAACCTGTACGTTTATACCCTTGCCACGGACATTCACCTTTCCGGTGAGTACAGCTTCCGCGCACATGATTTCTTCACGTCGGACGAGGCGCTCATCAAGCATAGCCAAATCTTCGCCGAGGGTCTGCGCCGCCCTCTGCGCCGGTGACATAGGGTTGTAAATATTTTCCCCAAATGCCCGTGTCTCAAGCTCCTGCGGACGTAACGTTGTCATTTCTTTGACATACGCCGGCTTTGTAACCCGTGTTTCAAAGCCTTCGCGCTCCACCACTACTCCGTCTTGGATTGGACTTACATACACCGCAACCCTACGTTTACTCTTACGCACGTCAAGTTCTACTTCTTTGGTAGTGTGCGTAAACGTGCGGCTAAAAAACGTCGAATGGAAAAAGCGTTTCGGCACTTTGACCTGATCCAACGCCCTCATCATCAACCGAGGGGTGTACATATCTATCGTATTTTCTAACGGCATTGTATTACCTCCTTTATTGGTTCGGCGCCAGCCTGGCGTCTTTGAGAAAGATTGATTTTGCCCGGGCGCTGTCTACGAAATCTTCCCAGTCTACATTGTCAGGGTCGGCGACCGTTATCCGCGGGCCGATAAACTCACCGGTCAGCCACAACGTACCAATATCACCATCGTTAATATCTTCGGACACAACCCCGTGTATGGTGTCGCTCGTAGTCCGGCATTTCTTAACCGTGCCATCCGTGTCCCGGTAAACCAAACTACCGAGAACCAAATCTTCACCCGCCGTAACCTCTTCTGTTACACGCGGAAAATCACCGGCAATTAATGAGGGCCACTCAACCTTGCCGATGGTGTTTATCCCAATTTGTTTAGCCATGTATTGCCTCCTTGCCGCCTGCGGCTTTAAGTCCTGAAACTATTAATCCGACAATCTGATCCTCTGAACTATTAAAATCGCCAACGGCTGCCGGAACATCTCCGGCTTCTTTGGCGTCCTCTTGGTAATCCGTCGCGGCCTTTTTGATTGCGGCGCTGTCGGACTTGATGATCTCTAACGCAAGATCGGCGGCGCTCATGGGCGTTTTAAACATGGCCTTTTTTACAAGGTNAGTGTACCCTGCGGCAACGGCCACCTCATCAATGGATCTGATACGCTCGCGCTCCTCATCAGCCCCTACCTGCTTTATCGCATTAAAGAGTCGCGGGGACTTGGCTTGTAACGACGCCATCCTCAAAGTCAAAGACGCCTCATCATCCTCCTTTTCGTCCTCATCCTCCGGGCCGGCATTACTTCCTTTTTTGCGCTTCTCCTCGTCATCTTTTTCTTTTTCCGACATGGAATACGCTCCTTTGTTTGAATGGTTAAAAGTTGTTTTCGTACTTAATAATCCGGTAATAATACCTTCCAAACTACCCAGGCCATCAGCCATACCAACCTTTACGGCCTCATCAGAAATTAAGACGCCGCCCTTCCCGTAGTTTTCGCCAACAAATGCGGCGTTTGTACCGCGATTACGGGCAACGCTCCCCAAAAAAATATCGGCCAAAGCGTCAAGTTCCGTTTGTAACTTCGCCCGTCCCTCTTTACTATTCGGATCTTGCCTTTTATCCGGCGACTGCGAACTCACTACTTCGTAATCGGTAAGCCCCTCTTTTTTACGGGCTTCCGAATCATCCGTCCATGCCGCTACAACACCTATACTACCAAGAAAAGCCGTTTGATCAGCAACTATTTTATCTGCTGCGGAAGCAATCCAATACGCCGCCGACGCGCAAAGACCGCCCGTGTAGGCGATTATGGGTTTTTTACCCCGCGACTGATAGATCATATTGGCAAATTCATTTATGCCAACAATATTACCGCCAGGGCTGTCTACATTTAGTACAATAGCCTTTACGTCGGGCGCGTCAAGAGCTTCTCCAAACCGGAGCGCCAGCGTCTCAACGCTGGTCGCGCCCGATATATCCGTGAATATATCCGCATGAGGAAAGATCGGGCCAAACGCATTTATGACCGCTACACCATTACGCATATTCACCATACCGCTCTGACGCCGCTCCATCGGTGTAGCAAGAACCGCTTCCATATCCGAATACTCGCGGCTGGCAATCCCAATCATTAAATCGAGATGATTAGTCTCTATAGCCCATTTGCCGGTGAATATGGCGTTTAGGGCTTTTCTATTCGTCGCTTTGGCCATTATTATCTCCTTGTTCTTTTGGCGTTGAGACCGTCTCAAACGCTGACATATATTCCGATTCCAAGCCATATTGAATAGCGATCTTTTTCTCCTCGGAACGCTGTCGCAATATATCTTTATAGTCTAATCCCCGTTTACTGCATTCTATTTGTAGTGTAGATGTAAACCCCTTAATACGTATGCTCGCGGCGTTGGCTTCCTTTACTTCGTCGATCTGTTTTTGTGAATCGCCTACCCAATACGCGCCGGTGTACGCCAAGCGGATCATCGGGTCAGCGAAGAATCCGGGCGCACGTAACCGGCCAAGCATTACTGCCTCAGCAAGGAATTCATCATAGATAGGTTGATTAAAATTGTCGGCAAAATCATCACGCATTCGCAAAACGGTATCGTAAAATTCTAACAGCGCAGCACGGCTTGCCGAATATGAGCTACTGAAATGATTAATCAAAACTTCAAATGGTATGCCCAAGGCCATACCGATCTGCTTCATGCAAGCAGTAAAAAATGGGTCGTATTGACTACTTGGCCGTCCGGCGCTCACTACTTGTAATTCTTCCCCAGGCGCACCGTCAACCCACGTACCTGAACCCAGCTTAAAATTATCAGAACGATTCCAAGGCTCTTTATCCTTATCGTAGACCACACCACCACCCATAGCCGGATCATTCGCCTGTCGTTTTATAAATATAGCGAGCATAGCATTTACAACCGCTGCCGATAATTCTGCTTCGGAATATTTTGTAACTTGCTTTATTAGATCGATTACCGGAGCAAGTATAGGAACGCCACGGCTTTGGCCGATCCTCCCAACATCCACAAGGTGTAAAACATTACGGCGACCTGTCTTTTCGCCGTAAATTGGAACGCGCCTCCAAGTAGGCGATATTTTCGATGATGGAAAGTACGTCGCGCCGGGGTGCGGTGTCCTTACAAATATGGCCTTTGGTATACCGTTTATTGTCCGCTCAATTCCTGCGGCTATATTTTCATTGTCAGGTAAATCTCTGTCATTTACTACCCGCTCGGCTTCAATTAACTGAACACGCAAACTGTAAGGGATTGTACCGCCCGTTTTGTACGGTAGCAGAACAAAACAGTCGCCGGCCGTGAGCTTTGACCGAAATGCAAGCCGCTGAAGCCCAACAAAATTAAGCTGCCGTAAATAATCACAATCTTTACTCTCTGCCCATATTCTAAACTCGTATTGAGCGTTTTCTTGCCATTCTTGCGCTTGTTCTTCGGTCAATCCTAAATATTTTCTATCGATGGATGCCTGAAGCCTTAAACCTGAACCTATGACACCGGAAACAAGTTTTTCGATCGCTCCGGTAGCCGCAGGAGCATTACGAAGGAGATCACGGGTACGGTCGCGGAGTAACGGTAAAGACAAAAGCGTTTCGGTGTCGGCGTCGCCGGATGGAGTAAACCATTCCGACAATGACCGCTTATCACTTGCCCCATTATAGGGCGCTGACATCATCGCCTGAAAATTATTCGGGCTGTGTCTTTGCGCGGCTGTCGTTTTTCTACGTTTGCTCATTTTAGTCATCCACCGGTACTATACGCCGGATAGTACGCCGCCCTCCGGTCAACTCGGCAATTTGGGCGTCCAAATATTGTAACAATTTCAATAAATCCGATATATCATGGGCGGTATACTGTTGGCCGCCGATTGTCCATGATTTAGCCCCGCGCTTCGTGATGGCGTCAATCGCCTCCACCACTTTCTTGCGCATATTTCGAGCTTCGGTAAGTCGTTCTTTTTGTTCTTCTTCGGTCATACGCTCCCCGTTATAAGCGGTGGCGTATAGGTATTAATCTTGCCGGATGGCCATACGGTTCGAGAAATCCCAACACCACCAACATCAATATACCGTATCGCCGTAGAAGATTCAGTATATTTCTTAATGCACGATAAGACATACGGTATATGCTATATTGTAATGTTTAGATCAATACCCTCCGGTCGGCGGGTATAGGTGGTAGTTTTTGCCGCAGGAGCGGCGTCCACTTTGACCGGCTTCGCGTACCTTTTTTCAAGAACGTCCCAATTTGGATTTAGGAATTTTACGGCGTTTGTGTTGTAAACTCGCAAGTCAAGTGGTTCGTTTCGAGCGTCTCTTGGCTTCCACCAAAACAGTTTTTTGTAACCATTCACGTACTTTATCATTCGGCGCTCGCATATAAGGCCGGCGAAGTATTGGGCGGTATACCCTGCCGCGTCGTCGCTCGGAAAGTGGCAATACCCCGGTCCAAACTCATCAATTTTAAGACGGGCGTATATTAATTCTTTGGCCCTATCGACGCCGATCACAAACAAGGCGCAACGGTTGCGCGTGTTTCGTGATGGTTTATTTAGAATCGGTCTCGACGCCTGACTACTACCTTTAATGGCGAATACCCGTTCGCGCTCTCGCGGAAGCGTATAGTTGTATACGGTGTCGGTTGTTGCGTCTATGCCGCCGCTATCAATCATAACGCACGAGATACGCATAACATATCCATCTTCGCGAATAAAGTCTTTCCGGCGTAGATCATCGAGTTGTTTCCAAACGGACGGAAAATCAGGATCACCGCTGTCAAGTTCAGTCGTCGGCCCCTCTATACGGCCGTATTCAATACCGTAACATTCCTCATCACGCGCCCAGCCGCATACTTCATACTCAAGGCGCGTTTTCTGCACGTCCACCGCCATTGTAATCTGTAGCACCTCGTTGGGTACTTGGGCGTTGTACTTTTCAACACGCCGCGCAAGATACTCTTGGGATATAGATTCGCCCGTTTCTTTCCACGGGAGGCCAAGAATTGTATTTGTAAATGTTTGTAGCCGCTCCGGATCATTTCCGGCCTCGTCGAACTTCCGCGCAATCGCTCTCCATGATAACCAACCGAGCGGACTGTAAAGCGAACTCAACGAAAAGCCTACCCGCCAATGGCCGGGATTCTGCGCCACCCACTTTCCACCGGCCAACATTTGCGGCTTTTTATGCTCCTCTATGCCTACCCCGCAATGAGGGCAGTGTAACATCACATCATCATACTTTCCTTTCGTCCACTGTATCAGCTCCATCTTTATTTCAAAATATCCCTCATTATCCGAAGCGTGGTTACAGTACGGACACTGCACCATGTAAACGCGCTGGTCGCTTTCCTTGTATAGCCGCCAAATGTTCGACGTTTCCTCCAAGGTCGGCGTCGAAAGACAGAATAGCTTGGAATTTGGGAACGTCGCGAGTCGCGCACGTACCAATTCAAGCGGATCACCCTCGCCCAAAATCACCCCGTAGCGGTCTATTTCATCGCAAATAGCGTTCCCAATGGGCAACGAAGCGAGCGCAGAAGGGCTGTTTGAACCGC